ATTTTGGTTTCGTCATCTCCTACCGATTTTTGAACCCCCATGCCATTTATACGAGGTTGAGGTCTATCAAATAGGAAATATACATATTCTTTTTTATTTTCTAGCTTCGTGATCTTATCGTGACATGAACGACAAAGTGTAACTAAATTTTTTTTATCGTATGCTAACTCGGGGTAATTTTTGATTGATCTTATATGATGAACGTCATCAGCTAATCTCGTTTCTTCATGGTTTCCGAATGGGTTGTAACAGAATGGGTAATACTTTCTCATATACTCTGATAGCTTCGCCCACTTACGAGTATTCCTAACTTGGCTTGGAGTTTTCAATATCTACCTATTCTGTTTAAGAGCTTTCATTCCCTTGTCAATTATTTCTTGCAGTCCTGTAACTTTACTATCCATAATCTTGTCAGGGTTGTTCAATAGCTCATAAGCTCTTCTCACTTCAACAGAAGCTGTATTATTTTTTACTTTCTCTGCCATCTCTGTAAATATAGTGTCCATAACTTATGTTGCTTATATAGTAAATATAGTTACTACTGTCAATACTAAAGTTACTTTACTTCCCCATTCAATATACGAAGATTATGTACTGTAAAATCATTTCCTTTTAAATCTAATATAGCGAACCCGTGATTCCACTGATTTATAGGCATATAATCAGGCTCCATATCGCATAGACAACCTAATGTCCAACTATGTAAAAATTTATTATCAGCAGTTTTCTCACCATAAGTACTAGTCCTATGATTATGACCTGCTATTGAGCATACATGAGTGCGTTGAAGTAGTGTTCGTGCAGGGTAAACTCCACTGTTTCTTGTTTCATGTCCATGTAAAATAGTTAAATGTTTTCCTGCTTTCATCTTCTGTGTGCTTTTCACTAACTCAACACCATACTTTGCCATATCTAATACATAATACATTTCAAAGTTAGTTACACCTATAAGTTCGGGTGCTTTATGATAAAGGTATCGTTCCCATCTATCTTCATGGTTGCCTATTTTGTAAACTATTCTTGCATCAGGGAATCTGAATCGTAAATGTGATAAGAACTGTCTTGTTTTAGTTAGTTCGTTTGATAAGTCTCTTTCTGTAGGATCTTTCTCATAAAAACTACAATTATAAAAATCGCAAGTATCTCCATTTAATAGTATATGATCTATGTTATTTTTTTCTCCATGTGATATAGCTATTTCTAATGCTTCTTCATCATGGTAAGGAATATGAATATCAGAGAGTATTAACCATTTTCCTTGTACAAGTTTATAGCTTTTATTTCTTCTCGTATCCGAAGAAGGTATTTTATAACCCGATTTACCATTTTTACGAAAAGTCTTCTGATAATTCTTTTTAGCCACATTTCTACACCTTTCTCCCTTGTTACCTCTTCTATATCTTATCATTGCCCTAATGTTTTCTACTTTTAAAAATACGCTAGGGTTTTCACTCATTAACAGTTTAGCCAACGTCATAGTAGGCAGATCAGGATACTTCTTAACTGCTTCATCTACTATCTCTTGTTTTTTCATATCAAACGTCATCTATTGATAAAGCTACCATACCGATAACTGCTATAAAAAAGGCTATTCCTATTAATACTTTTACTCCGTAATCTAGTTCCATTATATCCCCTGTTCGTTTTTCCTTACTTTAGTTATATGGTTTTTTGGTTTCATGTCAACTATCTTTCCTGTTTTTGTAACAATCTCTCCACCTAAAAGCTCGTACATTTCTCTATATGTCCACGACTTATCGAATGGTTTGTTCGCATACTTTTGATTATCCTGCCACCATTTATATTGCTTTGGAAATTTAATTTTTACAAGTTGAGCAAATCGTTGTTGAGCTATGGTTGAGGTTATGCTATGCGGACTTATTTGGCTATTGTAATGACTATGATGATAGGGACAAAGAACTACTATATTTTTTGGTTCATATCTAAATTTTCTACAAGTTCCTTTGAATATTAAATGATGACCGCAAGATTTAACTTTACCTCCATCTTGCACGTTACTTGTTTTTCCGCATACAATACAAGGTCGCCCACGATAGCGAGATAGGAAAAGATCGTCACATTTATTCTTCCAACCTCCACTATCAGCGGACTTGTAATCTACGCTTTTTTTTCTCACGTTTTTCTAACTAATCTAACTGTTTTCCCTGTTATTTGGCATTTAGTTTTACCTGCTTCTTCCAACAAGCCTTTTCCGATTAACTCGGTAACTCTAGGTTGAACCATGTTACGTTCAGCGAATCCTAATTTTTGTTGCACTTGTCGATCTGTGAACATTATTTCGCTATTATCACAAAAGAACTCAAATATAACTTTTTCTCTTTTGTTTAATTTAGTTAGGTCTTCGTAGTACGTTTTAATGCTATTATTATGTATCATTTTTTTCTCCTTATTTTATTAACAATAAAATGGTTGTGTGAAACTGAAACCCTGTCACACGCAGGAACAATGTTGGAGACAAAACTCATTCAGCTTGAGCTAATGATATTAATTAAAATGGTACGTCATCTTCATCTTCCGCTTCTACTATCGTTTCAAAACTCGGCTTGCCTTCTTGACGAGCTTGGTATTCATCTGAATTTTTTATTAATGATTGTATTCCTGTACTTATAAATTCAGGCAAAAGCCCACCCTCGTACTCATCTAAATCGAAGAACTCTATATCTTCTATAGTCGCTTCCGATTGAAATGGCAACGCTTGAGTTATTAAGTTTTTACCATATTGGTTAGGTGAAACAACCAATTTGCAAGGCTCATTTAGTAGTTTTCTCATATCGAACTGTTTATCTAAATTCGACTGATCTTCCTCCGAGGCGAACCAACCTTGTAATAGTTTTCGCAAGTTAGATTTAGGATTCAAAGACAAAGTATAAAACTGCGAGTATCTCACCATGTCCGTACTATCTTTATAGAACTCATTCAATAACTTCCACCCTATAAGCACTTGGCGTTTTTTACCATATTTGCCTTCGGTTGTTCCCATATCGATAACACTATAACATACTGCGTCATATATGCCTTGCTTCATTCCTTTATTTTTAGAACTACCATTATCTTCATACTTAATTATCATTACTTTCTCCTATTTTGTTAATTAGATTATCCCAAAATACAATAGCGTATTTCCCATTAATCTCTTTTCCTGTACATTTTACATTGTCATTTCTTCTTACTCTACATAGATGGAACTTGTTTTGATTATGATTATCAATAACAACACCTATATTTCCATCTTGACTTGCTTTTCTAATTTTAGAATAAGCATTACATCTATTTTTTCCTATTTTCATTATATTATTATCTACCTTTAGTTATATAAATGCAACTATTATTTTAATCTATTTCTTGTTTTGCAACTGTAAATTGACACCTAGAAAGATTTGTATCTAATATTTTCATAGCAGTTGAACCATGATTATTTACAAGACATTCAAATATTCTAGAAGTTAATTTTCCTGTTTCGCTACAATAATTTGGATTATGATTGCATTCGTATAGTTTTTCTTTTATACCGCTAGATTGTAGAGCATATACTGCCCTAGCATCTCCAACGATATTTCCACTACCTCTAATATGATTCACGTTAATACGTTCATCATCACTTATTTTAGTCAAATGATGTATACTAATAACCGCTATATTTAATTCTTCAGCTATTGAACACAAGTATTGACTTATTTCTTCATCAAACCCTACGTCATTATATTTTCCGCTAGGTCTTAATAAATCTTTAGCTCCATCAACGAACATAGCTTGAATATCATGTTTTGCCTTATATCTTTTTGCTATGCCTTTCAATTTTTGAGGCGTACATTTACGATCATAAAAATATACTTTCTGTTTACAAACCTCTTGCAATGACTTTTTCGCTTGCTCTAATCTATGTTCAGGTGTAGGTGTCCATTCCCATTTAGCATTGTGTAGATAATAATGACCTCCACTATCTAGCTCACTAACATTGAACCCTCCATGATTAGCGGACATTCTTTTTATGGTTATATCGTATTTATCTTCTAAAGGTACTGCTAAAATGGGTATATCTTTTCTTGCTAAATAATTATACCAATGAGCCAAGAACATAGATTTACCGCTTTTCGATCTTCCTGTAAAAATAGTTACCATTCCTTGACGAATACCGCCTGTTTGTCTATCCATGCTAGGATAAGGCGTAGGAATACAAACTCTTTTGCCTTCTCTAGCTTGATCCCATTCTTTCTCAATATCTTCTGCTGATTTATGTTTTTCTGAAATTGGTTGCTCTGTCAACAAGCCTACTAACTCATCTGCTACACTTTCACCTATGTAGGCTTTTCCTAAACAGTTTTCTATCTGTTTTATTTCTTTTCTTAAATTATAATCATTAGTGATAATCCTAGCATAGTGTTGCGTATGATAAGGAAGAACATTACTGTCTTGTAATTTTAACAGACTATCTATTCCGCCAACCTTAACTAATAAATTATTATTCTCTAACCAATTTTTAAAAGTAATAGGATCATAACCCTGCGGAACATCATTAACAAACTGTTGCATATAATGAAAAACAGTACCGATTTCTTTATTATAAAAATGTTCTCTTTTTACGTCACATACATATTCTTTATATAAGCATTTGTCCCAATCAATAAATACGCTAGCGACTAAACCTCTTTCGGCTTCTTCATTGTGCGGTAATTCTTTTTCTGTCATCATTCGTCTCCTTCTATATATTTTAGTTTTTGTTTTTGTTTTAGGGTAGCTTTTGCTTGCTTTTGGTTAGCATTGCTTTGCTTTGCTAAACCACCCTTCCTACCTGCCTTTCTTCTTTTTTCAACCATTTCTTCATACTGTTTATCATTTCTATCTATTGATAGCTTAAACGCTAAAAATAGCGGATATAAGGCGTTTTCTTTTTTAGGCATGGTTTGATACGTTGCGTACTCATAAATGTATTTAAAGAGCAATCCTGCGTCTTTATCGCTCAAGCTTTGTACTATCTCAATATGATCTTTAAACAACATAAAACCTGTTTTCAATTATCTCTCCTTTCTACACATCATAGTCAAAACTCACAACTACAGACCATATTCCTTGTTCTTTCATTTGATATAGTGATTCCAACTTGCAATAAACAGGTAAATTATTTCTTACTATATCTACAGTTACATTATCTCTAATTTTCCTTATTGCTTTTGATCGGTCGTATTGCCAATCGTGTTTGAACCTATCTTGTTTTTTGAAGGCTTCTCCCATATACCTTTGAACTGTTTTCATTTGAGGAATATAGCCTAAATGCAATTCTTTTTTTCCATTTGCCCATATACCATAATGTGCGTCATATTCTAAATTTTCATCTCCATCTTTGAGTTTAATTTTTTTAACAGCACACCAAACTGTTTTCTTAATTTGTTTTACTTCTTTGAAAACTTCATCTTTAACAAACGAAGTACCTGCTAAATTAATATTAATCATTGTTTTTCCCCATGTTGTTTTGCCATTCCCTCAATCTCATTTTCATATTGTATTTTCATTGCTATCTGTTCCGCAAACTCGATAGGAATATCTAACATAATACCCTCCGAGTCTTTTGAAAGACAGGTATGTGTTTTACAATTAAAGAAAGATAAATATACCCTTCCGTTTCTTGCATTTGTATAGTGTACTACTTCCTTGCTACTCATTTTTATCTCCTTTTTCTCTTATTTCATAGTTAGGTACTACTTGACCATTATCTAAAATCTCATCTTTTATATGAACAACTTCGTATTGAATACAATTTTGTAGTCTCCATTGCTCACCCTTTTCGGAACACCAATCTTGCCATAACATTATTTCAATATAATCTTCGTTATGTAAAGGTTTCATTCTTGTTTGCCAATCATAAGGCTCACGTTCGCTTGGAAACAGTTTTCTGCCATAAACCATACAATTACATCTAGCAGGTAGATATGTGCATTCAGGACAAAAGGGAGAAGGTTCGTCAGCTATCATTTCAGCATGACGCTCTTCAGCGTAACGAACTTCTTCCTCCTCCCATATTTCTCTTTCTTGCCAATCCTCAAGCACTTATTCGTTGCCTTCAGAATTGACTTGTTGAATAAGGGTAATTCTATTTTGAATCATTTCTAATTCTAACAGATGTTGTTTCTTTTTCTTGTCTACCCATTCAATGTCCGATTTTTTTTCTTCCAACATTTTTTGTAACATTTCTAATTCTGACATTTCATTTCCTTCCTGTATGATTTATGAACCAATCAGCGAAAACACTCGCTAACATAAAATAAATTAAAAAGGGTACAAACGATTCAAACTCATTCATCTAACATTGCCCCATATTTTAAAACATCTTCCCACGTTAATAACCTTCCTACTAATTTTCCATGTGTATCAAGTTCGAAATCTAAATAAATTTTTTGAGGAAAATAATCGTGGAAAACATCATCATAGTGCTTTTCATCTGATTCCTTAAGATCATCATAACAGTCACGAAGAGTGTATAGTGTTTCCTCTTCGTTAAATCCTATATCAATCAAAGAGTTTTGAACTAATTTTATAAAATCAAAGTCTGCCATAAAACCTCACAAATTTTTCGTTATATTTTTGTAAAGCAATATATTGACTACTGTTGGGTTTAGCTTTGTACCAATGGCAACCACCATTCCAACATAATGCAAAATCATTAAGAATGACTTCGTTTCCTGTGTTTTTATGATAACGATTGATCCAATACGTCAAATACTTCCTACAAATCTCTTTGCTAGTTTCAATGCACTTTCTATCATCAGAATCATATTGAGTCCTATAAACCCTATTTACATCTTCAATAACTGCCATTTGAATCTGCAACGCACCAACGCTTGCACCATTATCTCCAACAGCAGATGCAGGATCAGGCTCACCGCCTGATTCAATCATCATAAGAACTGCGAAAAGTTTCGCCCACATACCTGCACTTAACTCAATCATTTTCCACCTCCCATAAGTTTGTCATGCTAGATAATTTTTCCAACTTACTTGCCATAATCTTTTTAAGTTTTTCCCTTTTAGGATTTTGAATAGACATACGATCATACTCTCTTCGAGTAGCATTGTATTGACGGACTAATTCTTTTCTTTCTTCACGAAGTAATAATAATTTTGTAGCTGAATCGCTCATTTGAATATCTCCTTTTTTAATCATTGTAATAATACTATATTATTATAGTTGTATTTTAGCAAGCATTAATAACATTTTTTTTATGCCACGAAGGTTCTTCAGCTTTTGTCCATACTTTTTTGAATGGCTTATGATTAATATAATGACGATAGTTAGTATGAACGCAATCGCTAATCTTATACTCGTCAGGCATACAACAAGGAAAAGGCGTCATATAACCTTTAGGAATAGAACTTGGAACGTAAGCTAAAGCATTGCCTAAACTTTTGTACGTTTGGTGTATTTTGCCATAACGATAAAGATACTCATCATTCATACATAGCCATAAATTATAGTGCCATATATAATTACTACGAGTTTCTCGTGTCCATATCGTGCAAGGGTGATTTTTGAAAGAAGTTTTATAAACATTGCTTTTACCATTACACAAACGATGAGCAGTCGATAACATTTGACCTGACTCAAGGATCATTTTCACTACATGCTTGTCACATAACTCTTTCGCACAAGTAACGTAACAATCGGAAGTTACAAATATATTCATTATTAATCTCCATTTATTTTAGTATAGTAAAAACTAAAGTTGCATAAAATACAAATTCAAAATGAAAAAAAAAAAGAGAGCCGAAGCTCTCTCTTAACTTAACTATAATATTTTTTATACAACAAATGGTTCGTATGTGCCATCTGATTTTTGCTCGTATGCAATAATTAAATCACTTGCTGATTTAGGCTCTTTAGCCAACTTAAGTAATGTAACTCGATCTGCATAATCAAAAGTAGTTTTGAATGGAACATAAAATACTTCATTATTATATTCTTCTCTACCACCATCAGCGTATCGAACGCATTGAACCTTGTAATGATAATAAGGAACATCACCATTAAGATGAGAAACTTTATCAATAACCTTACCAATTAAGTAAGAATCAGAGCGACCTTCTCTTGGCTCAAAATTCCAAGCCTTAACATAATCTCCAATATTTGCAACTTCACTATAATCATAATCTACTTCGTTCATTTTTTTGTCTCCTTTTAACATTTTTTTATACTAATTTTACTTTGCAACCCATTGCTTTAAAATTCTTCATTTCAATTAATGCGAATTTTTCATTTTCGTAATAGAAAGTATTAGATTTCTTTTTAGATACAGGAACTAACTCTCCATCAGAATTATTTTTCCAACCATTCCAAGTTCTTGTAACAATTAATTTTACAGGCTTTTCCATTTTTTTGTCCCCTTTAGTTTGTAGTTTAATCTTCATTGTGAACATAGTATTACATATTTTTATAACTATCGCAAGCATAAAATACAAAAAAAGTTACTTTTTTTTCGGGAAAAATAGAGCGAGATTTGTGTATTTTTTATCAGGATTCTCGCAACCTTGACAGGAAAGGGAATTACAACCCTACGCCAACACACTAACGTATAAATTATTCACTAGAATTAGATGAGTCTACTTCTTGTTGTAAGTCTTGTATAGATAATTTTTCTACTGCGGGTAATTCTTCAGGTTCAGGTATATAACTAAATTGCCTTTCATAACTTGGCTGTAATACTGCCCATGCTTCAAGTATTTCTGCTTTAGTAGGTTTATTTATATTGGGAACATTCCAACTAATAATCCAACTAGGAGGCATATCATTTAGGTTAGCATCAGCAACACCTTCACACATAAAATGAGAACCTACCATAGAGTTAGGAAACATTCTCATTATAACATAATTCAACTGATCTACTTCTAATTCTTGTATTCTTTCTATATCTTCTTCATTTAATCTTTTCATATTTTCCTTTTTTTATTCTACTTCTAATTCTTGATAATAAAGTTTAAATCTTGGTCTAATACCATATCTTGCATTAGCACTAGCGTACTCATTCCAATTTCCAAACGAAGGGGTATGTAAGCTTGAGTTCATATAAGTTAAGTTGCTACCTGTTTTTACCCAATGATTTTGAAATTTAATTCCAACTATTACTCGGTCTGTACCTGACTGTCCGTTTACATTGGAAGTTCCATAAGCAAAAGTTTGAGGCGTGTAAGGTTGACCATTAATAAAACTATAGCCACCTATCCAATCTGTAACGTATATTGTTCCTGTTACTTTTGGGCTTTTGGAGGTAACATAATCTCTTACATGTTTAGTTGTGCAAATTTTATCTGTTGCAGTAGATAGCTCTGTATCTATAAAATTCAAATGTCTTTTTTCAATCGTGTTATCTGCAATATGGTCTTTTTCAATTTGCTGTCCATTAATCATATCTCCTGTTACAGATTCTGCTTGAATATGACTACTTGTAACTGCATTTTCTAAATGCACTTTTGCTATTTTATTACTTGCATCTGATATTAAGACTCCGCCATCATGATTAGCAGAATTTATAATATCTCTTAAGTTTTTCATCACGTTCAATAAATTTAATCTAGCATCTAATATTACATCAGTACCTTCATCATACTTTGTTTTATCAATATTATCTGTAGTTGGAAAGATTGTTGGTGTGTATCCACTTGACATAATTATGACCTCATTTTAAGGAAGTTGCTCAAATCCTAACTTTCTGCTATATAATGTAGCGTTTCTATCATACCTAGTAAGCATTGTTTTATTACCTGCAGGGTGCGAACTCCAACTACTACCCCTAGACCTTATAAAAATTCGATTCATTTTAAATCCTGTTAATACATATTTACCATTTGCGTTTACAGTTTCTACTCCATATACTTGACCATGTACTGGCATACCGCTATTTGAGATCATGTTCCAATAATCATCTGCGTCAGAACCTGTCCATTTAATAGCTAATGAAATTAAATTTTGAGTCGGGTATTTTACAAATTTTGATTCAAAACCTGAAGGAATATTTAAGTCTTGGATATGAATACCCGCTCTTGTAGAAGTAACTTCAGATTCTGTTCCAATTTTTAAATATTTATTTACAATCATAACAACTACATCAGCATTTGCTAATTTATCGTTTTGAACCTTTCCAACAGTTTCATCAAAACTTTCAGGTGAAGTGGAATATCTATCTACAATAGAGTCTTTTAAATGTTGCGTTTCAATAGTTCTTTTTTTAAATTTTGTTTTTCCGTTTGAATCTACTCCTCCAATACTATTACCCCTTAAACAATCTCCATCAATCGTGCCATGAAGATGATAAGCATCAATAACATTATTTTCGTCTGTTCTAACTATGTTATTTGGTTGATTATATTTTTCTATTATATGATTACAAATAGCAGAAGCTTTATATATTGCTTGCTGTGCTTTTAAAAATTTACTAGTTGTACCAAATTGACCTACTATAAATTCTTTATCAGAATTTGATATATCCATAGGCTTGCTTGTATCTTCATTTATATGGCTCATAATAATCCTAAAGTTCTACATAATATAATTTCATATAACAGTCTCCGCCTGCTTTGTGATCTAGTTGAACGCCAACTAATAATTGATTTTGTTCTAAATTTATTCCTGTTTCAACATTTGCATGACCTCTTGAAAAATAAAGGTAACTACCTTCGGGATAATTGTCACTAACGGGTACTGCACCTGTAAAACTATTGGGAAGTTCAGGACTAATATTTGCATCTATATATTGTTTTGCTAATCCTGAAGTTACATATTGGTCTACTGCAGAAGATGGGTCTTCATCTAAATTGTATCTTCCGGGGAAAGAATCAATACTAGGCAAAATAGCACTTTTAGTAGAACCATCACTTTCAAAAGCAGTAGTATATAATTTATCAAAAGTAATTTGATTGTCTTTTATATTATCACCAATAACTGAACCATTTGCTAAATGTGTAGATTCTATACATTGTAAAACTATACAAGCCTCATTTATTACATTTTGTAGGACTTGTTGATCTATTTGTTTAGCAACACTGCTAACTGTATCTGTATAAGCGAATCCTCCTAATTTAATCATTCCGTTAGGTTGTCTCATACAATTTATAAGATCGGTAATAATATCGGTTAGCTCTATCATAACCTGTCTAGCACTTTCGACAGTATCTACATTATGATTAACTCTTTCTAAATCTATTTTTTTATCTACGGGAAACTTTGCACTCATATCATTAAATGTAACAAAAATTTGTTATTATTAAAATCCTTTTATAAATAAATCTAAAACTGCGTCACTTAAATTACCGCTACTATCGTATATTTTTAACTCGGGAGATAAAGCACCTGCTGAATTTGTAGCGGTTTTATTACTTACTACATAAGAATAACCTGCATAGTTTCCAACGAATGTAGCACTAATTTGCCTAATCGAGTTAAAATTATTAGTTAAAGCAATTTTTCTAACCCCTGTCGTTCCTTCTAAATTAGAAGTATTAACTTCAATTATTTCTTCTTCTATGCCTCTACCATCTAATAAAATAGCTAATGAATTTAATGTTGCATTAATTCCTGTTAAAGTAACTCTTACTTTTATGCCTTTATTTGTAACTGTGTCAACTGACGTAGTGTAACTTCCAAAAGTTGAACCATCTGAAGAGTATGCTATTTCTACAACTTTTTCTCCAAAACCTTGAACCTGAATACTAGGTCTATAAGTTAATTCTGTAGCTGTTCCATCTGATTTAGTAAAAAAGTTACCATTAGTTGTATATACAAGATCTGAAGTTGTTCCATTTATATCCCAAGAAGTTGCCCCTGCAAATGTTGTAGTACCTAAATCTTGCCACTCTGTTGTTCCTAATGTTTGTATGCTTCCTGTTACTTCATTAACTTCACATTTAGAAGTATCAATAGAACCAACTGTCAACCAACCTGCTAATCTAGGATAAAAAGCGTCAAGTATATTTTTTATGGGTGAATTTTCTACAACAGCGTTAGCTAAATATCTTGCTGTTTCTGATTCATTTCCACTTGTATCAACTGTTTTTATAGCAAAATTATAAGCTCCCTGTGGTAATAAATTAGTTTCATAAGGTGAGCTCAAAACTAGTCCCTCGTGCAATCGTTCCATATTTTGCCAAGCATCTTCATTTATTAAACTAATTTCTGTATCTCCATCAGCATAGTCTTCATATTTTATTTTATACCCTGCTACATCTCTTTCGTCTGTATTTAGTTCAAAATGTAAAACTTGAGCAAATTCTCTACCTACAGAAAATGATAAACTAGCAGGTCTAATAGGTTTTCTACTTTTTGACTCAACTATATGTAGAATGCTAGTATATTCTGATTTTCTACCTGTTATATATACAGCACGAACTCTAATTAAATAAGGTCTTTTATCAGCAACAGGAGAGCAGAAAAATTGAGTATCTGTTGTTGTTGCTCTTGAATATCTGTTCAAACCGCTAGGTAAGTTCATTGCAAAATCTACTTCATAATGCATAATATAAGCTAAACTAGGTTTATCCCAAGTAACAAAAATTTGACTAATTAATGTTCCGTCATTAGCGATTGCTAACCCACCATCTTCTTCTGCACTAGACGCTTGTAAATTAGTCACAGGCTTCGTTTCAAACACAGAAGGTAGGTTTGTGTCAGGTTGAGTTGGAGGGGTGTCTAATGAAGGCGTATAAACGCTACTGTCATATTCTTCAGCTTGTATTCTAATTGTATCATCAGGCAAAAACTCCATGAATGAAACTCTAAACAGTTTTCCATCTTCCAATGAGCCTGAATCCCAACCTAGTAGTTTACTTTTAATATAGACAACGTCCATTACTTTGACTTGTATCGCTTCAAGGGTAGCTATAAACTGTATTTTCCAATGTTCTCTACTGCTTTTTAAGTGAACGTGAGATAAATAATTAGCTCTTGTGTAGCTATCTGTCATTGAGTATTTTAATTCTGCTGTCAATAACTGATCATTATCTTCTTTAATAAAATCTTGACTGCTAGTTACATGAATAGCTTCATCATAGTTGTTATTTTTATCAAAAAATCTAACTCTTGCCTGATTTTTCTTTTCTCTTAATGATCCTCCGCTTAACACAACTCTTCCAACTATGTTGTCTTCATTAAATGTAAAACTAGCAACAGCAGGTCTATCGATAGCTATTACATATTTTTCAGCAGGAGGAATAATTACAGCTCTACAAGATGAGCATAATTTTTTAATATTATCTAAAGCTTTATCATCAGGGTTTATAACACCATTACAGGTATATCTCTTTTGTTCTACAATTTGATTGTTTGAATCTTTGTATTCAAAAGTTTCATCACAATAATCAGCTTCATCTTTGAAAGAATCTATATCTATTAAATCGTAAGAAATGCCTCTTCCATAAACTGTATTAGTTAAATAATCTAAAATACAAAGAACAGGATTATCGCTCCATTTGTAACTATTAGGATTGTTTTGAGCTTGTGTATTATCTCTTGGATCATAAACTTTTTTGCCTTTAACTAATGCTGTAAATTTTGGAATGGAAGTAAATACATCTCTGTCAAAAGTTAATCTCATGTGAATATAAGCCAAACCATTAGCAGTCATGCTTGAGTCCCATTTTGTTATTTCAGACAAAGCGTTAGTATTAACTGTTTGGCTTTCTTCCCCTGTGTGTTTGTCCACTCTAACTAAAGCGTTATATTCAGGAATGGTATCTATATCCTTATCGTTCAAAAATATTTTAGGTATAGAATCTATTTCACCCTCACATAAACATAGTATTCTATGTAAATGTTTATTATCTTCACCTTCTATAGATCTATATTCAGAACCGCCAACTATTCTTTCACCATAAATAATAGGAATTGGATAAGTATTTTTAGTATTATTAGCTTTAACTCCTCTTTCATAACTTGCAGAAGAAAAATCCTGATCGTACATTCCTAGCTCTTCGCATACTTTATTAATAGCATAGGAAGTTATCATACCTTGCACTATTGCAGGTAATCCTGTAAACCATGCTATTACACTAGAAACAAAAGGTATTTGAGGCATTATATTCTCATCAAAGTTAAATTATCGTTAATTAATTTTTTTCGTACTGTATAAAATCCGTCTTTTTCATTCGCCATTAGTACATGACTATACAAATTTATAGCCGTACATTCTTTTCCATTTTCATCTATTTTATAGTAAACGTCACCGACTTGAGATTTATCTTTTTCTTTTTTGAATCCTATTTCTAAAAGACTGTTGTATACTTGTTTATCTTTATAAAATTTAATAGCTGATCTAGGCGTTCTTTTATATTTTAATTGTTCTTCATAATAATTAGTATTATACATTACATCTACAACTGAACATATAATTGAAAAACAATCTCTTTCATTCCATAAAAATGGTTTCAAGTTAATCTCATTACAAAAATCAAAAACTTTAGTAGACCAATTTGTAACCTTATTATTATTACATTTTTCAAAACGCATTAGTCTTCTTTGCCCCAAATTAAGTCTTCATCTATTTTACCCCATAATTTAAAAAAATTATCGTTAGGGTGATGGAATTTCTGTTCTGTATCATTAGTGTGTCTGCCTGCTTTTTTATCAAAATCAGCAAAAATGCTAGTAGCTGAAAGGCTAACTGTTGTTACGTCATTTTCAGGATCATCATTTATTGTAGGACTATCTATTCTTCCATGAAAAATTTCAACAGGAGTTCCTATTGGTTCATATAAATTTTGGTAAGTGTTTGAGCTAGTTGTTCTATAAAACTGTTTGAATACAGTTATATCTCTTGAGGTATATTTTAAATTTAATAAACTAGATATGAATATTCTTGATATACCGCTCAATGTTAAGTTAATTTTTTGTATTTCAAATTTATTCCCCTCACTTAATCCTGAAATATTTAACAAGTTTCCTGCAGGATCATAATAGTTATTATTATACTGTATTCCTTTAAAATAATCTGTTACATGATAATGAAACTCTATGTTACCAACAGGATCATAGAGGCTTAATGAAATTAAATGAGCGTTTACAAATTTACCGCTCTCAACTTCCGTTTTAACAAGATCATTTATATTCCTAGCCATTAATATACCGATTGTCCACCGCTTCCCGAGTCAACAACTTCTCTCAACTCAATCTGCGTTGTGTATGTTTTATTTTCAGGATAATCTACAAAAAACTCGTCAGAAGCTTGAGCGACCTTGAATGTAGCACCTATTGTAATATCTTCATCTACACCAACCTGTCTTTGTAGTGCAGGGCAAAATTCTAAATCTATATCGTCATCTCCTGTAACCATAGATTCAGTAACTGTTATATCTTTTGTTATCATATAAGTTTTGGAATGACCGCTAAATTTAAAAAAATCTCCTTTTCTAAATACTGATCCTGTGTCAGCGTTTTTTACTTTTACTAGAGATCCATTTGAAGTTTGAACTGCAACTTGAGTAGTAGTAAAACCTGATTCAAAACTTAAAGTAGATTGTTGTGCATAGTTTGGAAGTGTAAAATTACAGCTACCATAACGACCTTTTAGGCTTTGTAAAAATGCGAAAAGCTCTACAAAATTGCTTTGCGTTTGGGGTGAATACTGTAAAGAAAAAGACCATCTGTGTCCACCTCTTGAAGCAACCTGTCTATTGTAACTAAGAGTCTGACTTTCTACGCTCTGATACTTTGAGCCAATTCTTATTCTTGCAGGTTGCGGATTTGTTGGAAAATTAGCCATAAATACCTACCTTGCCTTGAGAGTTAAATGCTTGTTCTACCATTCCTACTATCATTTGTTGCCTCTGTGCCATTTGATCGTCAAAACTCTTTGAATCTGTAGCAGTTATATGAAAATTAACAGTAGCTTGATTTCCTGCTATGTTTTCGTTCGGAGTTATTCTTCCATTTATAGAAGGCGTAAATAATTCTTTACCTCTTTCTCCTACTAAATAAGTTGATCCTTTTTTAACGAACCCTCCATCAAAGTTAGTCCCTTCGATAGGAATTTGTACCCCTGCTCCATCTTCTTTAGTTAAACTAGGAAACGCTATTCCAAGAATTTTATTCGTTATTTGTTTTTTAATTATTATTCTTTGTAGCTCTAATAAAATTGATTTAGCTAAATCTTTGAATCCTGTTTTAGTTCCATTGAAAAAGTTTTGGAATTGTTCGGTTAGTCCGTCTGTCATCATACCAACTGTTGCGGACATATCTTCTTTAGTAACTTTAGTTTCTGTAATTGTATCTTGTAATGCTTTTTTGAAACTAGTATTCAAAGAATTTGCGAATACTGTAAATTCATTATTAGTGTCTAATGTTGCTTTTCCTAATTGTTCTAATTGTTTTTTAGCTTCTGCTAATCTAGCTTCAGTTTCTGCATCATATACTGCATCAGCACCTGTTTGTCCACCTGCACCTGCACCTTCACCCTCTTGATTAGTTTTAAACCCAAGATCGAACATTGACATAATATTCGTTTCACCGCTTAATATATTTTGAAAGTCTTTTTTCCTTTTTTCAAATAAAGCTTTAATATCAACAAATGAAGAATCTTTAGCTTTTTCTCTTTGTTTATATTGACCCGAAATTTTGCTAGGATCGAATTGTCCTTCAATTAAAAATTCTTCAAGGGTTTGCCCTTTATAGAGTTCACCCTTACCGAAAGCGGTTCTTTGAGCTCTTGTAAGTTGAGTTCTTTTTACTCCATATTTGTCTAATAAATCATTCATTGTTTGAGCGTTTTTTGTAGGCTCAACCATTTTGATAAGTTTTTTAGTTGCTGTTGATATTTTGTTTATAAGTTTAGATATACTATCAATAACTAACTCGACAGCTACAGCAATTCCTACAAAGGCGTTTACGATAGCTTCTTTCCAATCAGTATTTCCGCTACTAAAAGACTCAATAATGCCTTTCAGAACTCCAACTATAACAATTAATGCACCTAGCTGTTTCCCAAATGTTAAAACTTTGGTAACACCTAATGTTAAATTAAAACCTTTTAGTCCTTTTGTTAGCATACCTAAAGGAGCTACTGCTATATTAAATAGTTTAGCTAAAACACTAACCGCTCCTGACATATTTACTAACAAAAACGAAGCTTGACCTACTGCTACAAGCAAAACTCCTATTGTGCTACCAACTACCGCTACTTTTCCTGCTAATACTAATAAATCTGCAATAGCTTTTTTGTTTTGTGACATAAAATCAGCCATTTTGTCCAAAAAATCACCAACCGCAGGAGCTAATTTTTTAGCTAACTCAAGCTGAACACCTTCAAAAGCAGATTTCAATCGGAATAACGAACCTTGTAACGTAGCGTCCATTATATCTGCCATCTCTTGAGCAGAACCTGCCGACAACATAAGTTCTTTTGTTAATGCTTCAGTTTCTTGTTGCGTTAATGCTAAAGTAACACCAACTGTTGCTCCACGAATGCCGAATAAATCCATTGCTGTAGAAGCAGGATCTAATGAGTTAGCTATTTTATCTAATGCTTCATCAAAAGTTAAACCTGCTTCAGATGATTTTAGCAACATATTACGAACGCCTGTACCTGCACTAGAAGCGTCAATACCTCTATTGGTTAGTACACCTAGCATTGCTGTTGTTCTTTCTAATGATATTCCTGACAATTTAGCCGAAGCAGATACATTTGCCATAGCAGTATCAAATTTTGAAAGATCAAGGGCAGATGAACTAAAGCCTTTTGCCATAACATCAGTTACTCTAGGCATTTCACTAGCTTCTAAACCAAATCCTCTTAAAGTTTGTGCGGATACTCTTGCAGATTCTGCAAGGTCTTCTCCTGTTGCAAGAGCTAGATTCAAAGTTGCTTTTGTAACTTTTTCTATTTCTTTTGCAGAGAAACCTAATTTAGAAAAATTTAGTTGTAATTCTGATACATTAGTAGCAGTAAATCTTGTAGTAGCACCTAAATCAGTAGCATTTTTTTCCAACATTTTGAACTCTTCTGCTGTCGCACCTGAAATAGCTTTTACTTTAGCCATTTCCTGTTCAAAGTTTTGAAAAACATTAAGAGCAGTACCACCAAAAACAGCAACAGGCGTACCGAAACCTAAAGCCATAGATTTACCTGCTTGTGTTGCAGATCTACCAAAAGCTTTTAGCTTCCTATTCGCCTTTCTTATATCTTTATCAAGTTGTTTCGTATTTAGTGTTATATCACCAAATAAACTACCGATTTTTGTTGCCATTACCCGTAAGACCTCATTTGTTCTAACGCTACTCTAAATTTAGCTATTTTTGTTTCAAATTCTTTTTTGCTAACCTTTTTATTATCTTTAGATTTTTGAGGCATGAAGTCTTCAATTTTATATGGTCGAGGCTTTTTCTTATCATTCCTATTAATTTCTGCAAGTATCCAACAAATTTTAGCGTAATTAGTTTCATCTCTTTCCCTAACCAATTCATAAATTTTATGATACGCTTCCATTTCATCTTTAGTTGCATTTAAGAACTCCTCTTTTGTTAGTCCATAACATATTTTAGCTAGAGCTATTGCCTCTAGCCATTCTCTTTTTTTGAGTCAACTTCCTCATCTTCAGTTTTATTCAAACCACTTTCTTCAATAATATCCCTCATAATAGCAGGTAACTCGTTCAAATTAGGCAAATCGTTAGCATGATCTAACGGATCTCCCTCTAAACCTAAACAAGCACAAGCTAAATTAATAGAAGCCGTAATAGGTTGTGTTTCAAATTGACCTATTGTTCCTCCATTTAATTCAAACTTCATCATTGCCCTGTTATCTATTTTAGCTTCTACTTTTTTTCCTTTGTATTTTATTTTTGCCATAATTTTCCTTATTTTTAATTAACGTAAGTTACTGCACCTTTTATCTTTAAAGAAACTGTTGTTTCTACATAGTCATCTATAGGAACAGATTGTTCCTGACCATAAACACAACAGTCAAAAGTTGATTCAACCTCATTATCGTTGTTTTTGATTCTTCCGTATAAATTTGTGTCTTCTTTCATCAAGTCCCACCAACTAAAAAATCTATAAAGCTTTAAACCGCTCATACTAATATCTGTATTATTTACAAACATGGACAAAGCGGGTTGACCTCCGCTCATAAATGCAACTTTATGATCTCCTACGCTTCTTGGTATTCTCATGCCTGCTGTTCCGCTATTCAAATAACCTCCATTAGCAGTAGATTTACCATAGTTTAAAATTAAAAATCTCTCATTATTTTCAGGTGAAAAGGAATGAACTGTATATTCAAACTGATACTTCTCGCCTGTTTTTCTAAAAACATCTAAACCTGTTGTACCTGTTCCGCTATCCTTTGCTATTTTAGCTTTATTCATATAAGCGTGAGGAGGATTTTCGTCATTTGAAGCGTCTACTACTATTCTTTTAGGTGTAGTTGTATGATCTATTGTAACACCTGCATTTGTAGAAGAACCATCAGTTGTCCAACCTGTACCTTTATGAGCTACTGATACATCTGATCTTAATATACCTGTTCCTGCATTACTTACTTTTGTGTTTCTAAAAGTTCCATTAATATTTATTTCTTCATAAGGAAAAGCTGTTTTGTAATCTTTGTTTGTGTGAATAGAAGTTAATTTATTAGCAGTAGTTGTAGTGTAAGTATGACCATCTATTGTAACAGTAGACCTATTTTGCGAAGGATTACCATTAGCTAATTGAGGATTCCAATTACCATAACCTTCTCCTGTAGTATATAACTCCGATCTTGAAGTAAATACAACTTCTCCATTATCAACTAAACCTCCAACAAAAGTTCGATTGCCTTCGCTGTCATGGTTAGTTGTTTCAATGTTATCTTTACTAATAGTAGGCATTGTTAAAGAAACCATATCAGGAATACTTGTCCATGTACTATTATCTACAGAAACTTCTAAACTATATTTATTACCAAATCTTATCATAACTACCTCTTTCTAAATAATAATAAACTAGCTCCACCTAGTAAGATTAAACCTACTGCTTGTGGTTCGGGTATAACCGAAAGCTCATTATTACTATAAATTTTAAAATCTACTGTTCCTGTTTGTTCAGGATCATAACTCGTTACCATTGCTATCAAATGATTATCGAATGTAACATCTTCAAGATAAAAATACAAACCTTCATTCACACTATAGTTGCCATCGTCATCTTCATCATAAAGAACGTAAGATTGATTTAAACTATTTATTCCATTGAAAGAATTATTTTCTAATATATATAAGTATAAATAAGGATCATCATAGTCGCCTAAATTTGCGTCATAGTTTTCAAAAGTTACAATAGTGTTCAACTCTGATTGAATCTCAAAAATATCGTAATAGAATGTTTCATTATCTTGTATAAAATAATTATCTTCTCCAAGAACAGCAGTATAATCATAAATATAATCAGCCCTTGTTAAACTAGCTATTAATAAAACAATAATTAATCCTGCTAACGCTAAATATTCTTGTAATCTCATTTTTTAAACCAATCTATTATTTTTTTTGCTTTGCTGTTTTTTGGCATGAACATACTAATCGTTGCAATTAGTCCTCCTAAACCGATTAGAACGCCTATTATATGCTCTTTTATATGTTCATATATGATTTCTATATGCACTATGTCATGCTCCTACTACGTTCACTTATGGAGGTTACACTACCATCACTATCCGTATTATTCGGATTAGGAGGTTGCACTGATTTTCTAAATTGTTCTTCTATCGCTTTTTCTTCATCTGTTTTATTCTTTTCTTCAATGGCTTGTTTCCTAGCTTCACCAACTTTAATACCTAATACAGAATCTACTTTTGGAATATCTTGTCCGTATTTACTATGACCTTCAGGTATTGTGTCTTTTATTGTTCCTGTTTCTAATAATTCTTGTATCATTGGTGTAGCTTTTTCTATTACATGGTTTGAATGGTCATGTATATGCTCAACTTGAAAAGCTCCTGCTGATCCTACTGCTATTAAACCGCTTGCTCCTAAAGAACTTGCTTGTGTTTGTATAGATTGTATAACAGCCTGAACTCCTGATTGAGTAGCTTGAGAAGTAACTTCTGATCCAATAGAATCAGCTACTTTATCGAACTTAACCTTTTTTTTAGGTTTAGATTCGTAAATATCAGAAGAAGAGTCATTTTCTTCATAAATGACGCCCTTAATCGTTACTTTTCTGCCTTTATCTGCCATTTTTAAAAACACCCTGCCCTTTCGGGCAGAGCCCTTGTGTTAATTAACTATATGTAATATCACCTGTTACTTTAATAGTAATAGTAGCTGATAATACTCCATCGATAGGAGCTGACGTTTCAAAAGAAGTTACAACTCCTCTAAATACGTCTGCACTAGAATCAGAATATATAATTTTGAATTTAGTTGTATTTGCTACAGGATCGTCATTAGGAGTTTCTGCTAAATCTCTTAATGCAATATGCTTTTTATTGCTTGCATCGTCTTTATCAGGATCTAAATTAACTGTAACAGACATTTCACCGAAATCTACTAAACCGCCTACATAAGTTCTAATTCCACCTGAATTATGATGAGTAGTTTCTATAGTGTCTTTACTAATACTTGGAGGAGTAATATCTGTAACCTCGCCTACTGAATTGAAAGTTGAATCATCAGTAGATACTTGGAAAATAACTCCATAACCTTTTGTTGCCATAATCTTACCTCTTTCTTATTTGAATATGTATTTAAAAACTAGATCAACTGATCTAATATAAGTTTCGCCTTCATCATCAAACTCGTCAAACTCATTGTCGCAAGTACAATAAGCTAGACTAGTATTGGTTGTTAAATCGAATGATTGTCCTACGAAAGCGTTTTTTAATTTTTCTACCCTATCGTCTAATATCGATAAAGTTTTACAATAAAAGTCAAACTGAAACCTTGCGTCACCTGTGGTATATGAACCTCCGTGAATCACATCAGTATTATTATCTATCATGCTAATTATTACATAAGGATCACTAGCACCCTGCGGAGCTTGACTAGGATAATAATTATTATCGCTCTCAAGAGAACTTCCTTTTATGTAACTACACATAGCTTTAAATATTGATTCGGTTGCCATCAGTTTAATTTTCTCATTTTTTTACGCATTGCTTTTCTTGCTCTATATCTATGCAGTCTTGATACTTGTTCAAAGCTATCCATTACAGAATTAATAACTGCACGTTTAGCTCTAGGACTACCTTCCTCAAAACTTTTTTTCATAAATGGTCTATGTCTTGTTCCTCTTGCATCTCTATTATATTCATTAAAATAAACATAAACACCTGGATCGTTCTTTTCCCTTTTATATTTTGCACCAACTATTGAAGTAGTATTCCCACTTGCTCTATATTTTCTAACTCTTTGACTAATTGATTTTTTTAATTTTCCTGTATCAACAGGTGCGTTTTGTTGCATTTTTTTAATTATTTCTTTTCCACCTGCTCTTACTGCTCTGTTTGGTGCTAAACGAGAAACGTCTTTAGAAATTTTATGAAGCTTAGCGAACATTTCTTCGATTGCTTCTTTTGGGAAATCAACATTAGCGTAGTTATATACGTTTTTTCTATGCGTGTTTTTTATACCTGAAATGGAAGAGTACATTATATAACCTCCCGACAATGTAAAATAGTTTGATCGAATCTACGCTGATGGGTAATTGACTCAATATCAAAATCTCTACTATCCCAAGTAAGTTTCTGATTTATTTTAATATCAGTAGCGAATCTTAATCTAAAGTCAAATTTTTGATAACCAACCTGTTTGCCATTAGCATTAACTTCTTCGCCTTGTTTTGTTATAACTTGAGCGTAATAATAACTAGGACTGTTGTCAGACAAAATAGGTTCACCAAAATCACCTCTTGTTTCTGATAGTGATTTTATAGCTATTCTTTCGTCTAATTTTCCTACGTTTCTCATCTAACCTGCGAACTTCCAAAATAAAATCCTACTAATGCCAACATAGTCTGTCTAACTTCAGGCAATAAAACATAACCATTCAACTCAATCCAACCATTGCCTTTAGAAAAAGTGTTACCGAATAAAAAATTAATTAAACCGCTACTTTTACTAGCCTCGATCGTTATAGGCTCATTGAAGAATGCCATGATGAAAGGTGCAAAGATAACCGCAAAAAGCGTGCATAGAGCGATTGTGCGTCTTACAACCTGACCTGCAACCCCATCTCTTTTTGAAGCTCTGTCTGCACTATCATCTGCAACTTCTTGTTTTTTTAACATAGACTCAAGTTGCCTAGATTGTGCTTGTGCCTGTGCAGAAATAAGTTTCATTACAAAACCTGCTACACTGCCACCTAACATTGCTATTATTTCCGTTGGCATTATTTATTTTTCCAACCTTTCCAAATATTATAAAGAGCATTTAGTCCTACTAAAATACCTATGCAAGAAGCTATAATAGAAGCTACATAACTCACTTCCTGCAAACCCCAAGAAGCAACTGCCGAAGTTCCTGAAATGCCTGCTTTAATTACTGTGTCATTTACCAAATTAGTCATTATGTACCGCCAAAATCATTTCCGTAGTAGGAACAGAAGTGTCAGGTATCCTGTATAATATTGGTGTACCTATAAAACTAAATGTATCTACTAGGTTATTTTCTGTTATTTTTATGTTAAAGTTAAACGTATGTTGATATTTTTTGTCCCCTAAAATATCTATTAAATCTTCCATTGTTGGTTCAACGCCTCCCTCTACTGTAAACTGCATGTAGACTTCAGTAGGAGTAGGCATTGTGTTCAATGTGTCACCATTAAAAGTAATACCTATATCTATACAATTATCTATTCTTGAAACTGTTTTAGGATTTCGATTATAGGTTACTTCTATTTTTTTCACTATACACTCCGTATTTTATATTGATTAAATATGAAATCTACAGAGCGTGGAACTTTTTGAATTGTTCCTGTTGTTAAAATTGGCTCTCTAATATCGTAATAATGAGATATTAAAAGTAATATTGCTTGTTTTAATGGTTTAGGAATGATTGCACTCGTATAACCTGCTTTGAAAGTTATTTGAACAGGTGCCATTCTTTCTCTTGATAATGTTTTCTTTCCAAACTCATCATTAAAAAATAATAATGCAGAATCATTCATATCTGAATTTAAAACATACTCATTGCTTGGAATGGTTTGTAAATTATCTGATAGATCATAGTATTTTACACTTTCCAAAGAAATAATAGGAGGATTAGGTATTCTATAAGATTTTTGATACAATGGAAAACAATCATAAGAAGCAACTATTGTAGCCTCGTCTCCTAATACTCTACGGGTAGATATTTCTGCACTTTGCCTAGCAACTGTAATTAAATCTGTAATATAGCTATCGTCATCTGAATGATTAACTCTCAAATGAGCTTTAGCTTCAGTTACAGTTACAGGTTCTGTAGCAATATCTGTTGTTCTTTGTATATGTAATGGCTCTACTATCATAATTTTAAAAAACACCCTGCCCGAAGACAGGGTTTTGTTAATTTCTACTTATGCAGATTTAAATAATACTCCGCTGTAGTCAGTACCTGTTCCTGCGTCACCGCCATTATTACCTGCACGCAATCCATAAATATGAGTTAGTGTAGTGTAAATATCGAACGTTCCTGCTTCTTGATATGTAATACCCATCATGCTCATTCCTGAAGAAGGATCAGAAACGATTGTAGAACTAGCGATTGCAGGAGCATTTGCTCTGCTTGCTTGCTCATTGAAGTCCTGTGGTACACGCCCTGCAATATTGATTGCTGACTTGTCGCCAAAGAATCCAACAATGCTTGCTCCGTTATCGTCAGTATTAGGATACTCATAAATCGCTTCAAATCCTGCGATATTATTTAAAATTCCAAGCCCTGAACCGCCTGAAAGTTGTCCATAATAATCATTAGAAGCAATGTTTTCGTCTTTTAATAAGTCAGTCATTACTGCACTGCTTACAATACCATAACGACCATTGATTGAAGCACCTTTTTCGTTCAATCTTTGTCGAACTGCTAACAAATCTCCTAACGCAAATACTGATCCTGCTTTTGTTACGCCTTCAGAGAAGTTTCCTGCTGAACATAAGTTCCACACGTTTGCCATTAAGTCTTTACCTAATGCGAATGATAATTCGCCAACCATTTCGCCATAAAGATTACGACGAGTAGAAATTAGGTCAGCATAGTCCATTTTTACAGGAACGTGTTTATGCTGATCTAGTGTAATTGCTAGGTCTTTTGTTAATGAGCCAACTGATTGAGCTTCTTCAGAACCATTTCCTTGTTTAGAATAATTACCTTCGAAGTTCGCTACTGTTGGTGCTGACAAGATACGAGCAATTATTGATTGCCCTTTTCTTGCTGTTTCGCTAGAAAAATCAGTAGAGAACTGTCCAATGACAGGAAACTGAGTCTTATAGCTTTCTAATACATCTGTCAATAACTCATCAACACTTAAAGTGTTGCTTGTGTTACCTTCTGCTGTTACATTTGCCATTTTTATTACTCTCTTTCTATTTGAATCTCAACTTAGAGATTTTATTTGATATACTAAATTTTTCTTGAGGAGTTGTAGCGTTAGCTAATTTTTCTCTTAAGCTATCTACTGTTTCCTCAACTTCTGAAGAACTATCTACAATTTTCTTTGTAGCAGGTTTGCTTGCTAAAATATCTAATACTTGATCTTTGAAATCAGCAACAGATACATCTCCTGCTAATGCTTTGATAACTGCTTCATTGGAAATGCTATATTTTTCTGAAAGAGCCATAATTCCTGCTTTTCTTTCAATTTCTAAAGCTAGCACTTCTTCTGCGTCTAGTTCTACTTCTTCTTCTTCTTCTTCAGAAGCTTCTGCTAAATTTTGCTCAACTTCTTCTTCTGATATAACTACGCCATCTTCAGCCACTTCCTCTGTAGTTTCTTCTACAGCTTCAATAGGTGCAGATGACTCTTCAGCGATTTCTTCAACCGCTTCTTCGGTAGCTTCAACTACTTCTTCAGTAACTTCCGCTTTTACTTCATCTTTCATAATTACCTCTGTTTCATCTTGTTCACCAACACTTATTTTAGGAAGTGTTGCACTAATCGGATATTTTTCTAAATCCTTAATTCTTGCTACCATAGCAACTTTTTCTACTAATTCTGCTTGGTCGCCTATAAAATCAACTGCGTCTTGACCGAATAACCATGTTTCAGCCTCTAAAAGATTTTTAATATAATCTTCATCTTTACCTGTATGCTTCATATAAGTGTTAGTTAAAACTTTTTCAAAGTTACCTAGAATTGATATAGCTTCTTCCATATCTTTTCTATTAGGGTAATCCATTTCTGCGTACATTGGTAAATGCAAAAAGATACCTGCATTTTCAGGAATGTAGATTTTATCTCCTGCTAAAATAATTATTGAGGCAATCGATCCTGCTATTCCGTTGATATAAACATGAACTTCTGCTTTATGACCTCTCAAAGCGTTATACATAGCAATTCCGTCTGTTATATTTCCTCCCACACTATCCATGTGAAGATTAATAACATCAGCGTCTACATTGTTAAGCTGTTGTATGAAGTTTTTAGCATATATTCCATAGCCTCCGATCTCATCAAGAATAAATACGTCTCTATATTTTTTGCCTTGTTTGATATTGACTACATTTTCTTTATTAATATTGAACCATTCTCTCATACTATTCACCATCTATCTGTTTTAGTTTTCTAATTGCCCATTCTATTCCTGAAGTTCCACCCCAACAGTCCCACATAAGACCTCCGCAACCTTCACCATAAGGAACGTCTTTATTTTGCTGATGGCGTTTAAAACTTGCCATTCTTGCAATAGTATCTCTTGATAGAGGCTCTCTACTTGCTAACTGCCTAGCACGTTGTTTGCCTACGTTAGTTCCGCAAGAACCCCAACCATTTTTTTCAACCCATTTCAAAGCACGTTTAGCATTATTGACTGCCGATTCAGGATAGTCGTTATAAGTTTTATTTATAAAATTTTTCTTTTCGTCTTCTTTGTATCCATTATCTGTTTTAGCAGGGTGGCTTGCAGGTAATAAATCCGTATCGTGTTTCCCACCGCTAAATTTTCCATTTTTTAAAGCTCTCAAAAAAGAATTGACACGTGCAAAAGCCCACTGTTCAGGAGATTGTACGCTACGCCTATCAGGAGGATTAGTTTTATATGCTCCAATTCCACGATTGAATACTATTTTTAGCTTTCTTAATGTTGTTTGTTTGCTTGCAGTATCCCCTACTTCTTTTTTGTGATCATCTAACTTCTTTTTTAAAGCTGTTTCTACTTTTTCTGATACTTGATCGGAGTTAGTTTCATCTACTATTTTAGCCATTGCTTCAGATTCTTGAGGTTGAGAAGTTTCTGTTACAGGCATTAAAGCTCCATTCACAAAATACTTGTCCCCTCCTTCATAAATAGGTTCGTCTTCTTTTTTGCGAACATCATTTGGAGATAATATTCCATTCTGTATTCCTTGACTGTAAGCTGTATATCTCGATGATAAATCTCCTCTTAACAAATCATCAGTATCATGTTTGAAATAATAGTTAGGTTTTTCTGCATCATTTAGTAAAGTCATTCTTAATTTTTGTTCCCAATTACATAGCCAAGGTCTTAAAGTATGTTTAACGAATCCTAAATCTTGGTGTTCTATATTGGAAAAAGTAGCTTTTTCTAAATCGTTAATTAAATGAGCAGGTACTCGGAACAGACCTGCGATCTGACTACGAGTATATTTCCTGCTTTCTAACATTTGACTCTCTGCATGGTTGAGGTTCATTGGACTAAATTTAGCACCGCCTTCAAGAATTGGTGTTTTGTGTCTGTTACCTGTACCGCTGTACCTCGCTGACCAATCTGCTTTGAGTCTTTGAAAAGTTTCTTCATCCATTTCATCAGGATATTCAATTACGCCACTAACTACTGCACCATTCTCAAAAAACTCCCTAGTATACGATTCAGACGACTTTCCACCTGAAAGAAGATCATTGCTCAGTTCAATTAGTGAAGGACTTAATAAGTGACCTGAAGAGAATGTACGAATGTGTAGTACTTCATTTTGCTCTAGCATTAATTCTTTTTCTTCGTCTTCAGGATCAGGGTAAACATAATGTAGCGTTCCATCAGGCATAAGATGGTATTTTATTTTGTTTGCGAATAGTGGATATAATTCTACTACATTGCCTGTTGCATCTCGAATAACCTGTGCTACACCATTCCCTCGAAGCAAAGCATCAATCATTAGCCATAATCTTAAATCATAAGAAGTCATGTTAGCATTTGGTTGCCATCTTAACAGCTCGTATAAGCTATGATTATATGCCTTAAAGCCTCCTTCGTCTTGTTTTTGATATAGGCATAAGGGTAAACAAGCGATAGACTCTGCAAGGACTCTTACACAAGTTAATACGTCAGACATCTCTAAAGCATTATCTTTATCAACATCTATTGCGTTATTTTGTTTAAATTTGACTAACGTTCCTGTGCGTTTTTCAGGTTTTCCGAATACGCTTTTCCTTACAAAATCTAGAATCTGCATGTAGGTACTATATAGAGTATAATTATAATAGCAAAACTAAAGTTGTTTGTAGTAGTGTGCAAAAAAAAAAGAGAGCCGAAGCCCTCTTTCTTATTTTTGTTTAATTTTATTTAAGCAAATTTGTAATCAGGGTGAAATGATTTCATTGTTTTTTTGAATGCTTCATCATGGTTATAACCACGAGCCTTAAGAACGCTCATGTGCCAACCCATATCAGAGTCTAACTGATCAACAGTTAAATTATAAACTTCACTTCCTTTTTCATATCCACGATCAATAATTCGCTCAAGCAATCCAATCTTTAAAGCTTCCCTCACGTTACTCGCACCGATTGAACTGATTAGGCATTCATCACTTACGATTGCGTTTTTTGTCGCATACTTAACCCAAGCATCAGCAAAACCTTGCATGAACGCTCCAACTACATGAACTAATGCGTCACTCAATGGATTCTTGATTTCAACTTCCATGTCTTTAATTGAATTGTAATTTACTATTGTTTTCATTTTTTGATCTCCTTTAATATGTGATTTAATTTTCATTGTAGACATAGTATTGCATTTTTTAACAACTATGACAAGCATAAAATACAACTTTTTTTATATTTTTTTTTATTGACTTTTATAGCCATTAAACTATTATGTTAAAATCATTCGTTCAACCTATATGGTCGGAAGTAGATCGCAGTGATCGAAGGAACGCTAACATAGAGGAGTTATAGCTATGGAGTATACTTTGAATTACAGAGGTGCTACTTATGTTAAGTTTATTAAGCTTGATAAGTAACTAAAAAAAAAGGGAGCGTAATGCTCCCCTTGTTTGATTTGGTTTTTTTTAAGCAACTACCTCTTCAATTTTTTTCAAGGCGTTTTCTTTTAATGTAGCTCGACCGCCTGCAACATTATCCCAAGATACATTACTGCTTTCTCTACCTTTTTCTCTTGCCGTATAATTTGTAATAGCATTGAAAAAGGCGTAAGGAGTTTTAGAATATTTCCCATCTAAACCCTCTTGACCTTTGTGGAATGTTTCAACGATAGTTTCTCGTTTAGAAGTATTTCTTTGTCTTGGCTTAACCTTTCCATCTTTGTCATAAGATAAAGGATAGATTGCATCAAGAACCGCAGTATATTGCTCGACAGTCATCTCACCTTTTTTATTAAGGTTAGATAATCTTTCTTGCTCACGCTTGGCTTGAATCTTAATATTAGCGAGGTCAATGATATTAGCTTTAGCTTTTTCAGTAGCATTTCCTCTATGTTGAACGCTTTCAATCATTCTTCCAACAGCTAATGCCATTCTTCTAGTATTATCACAAACAGTACGAACCGAAGTGAATAATGTTTTAATTCCGCTACCCCTAACACAATCTTGTAATAAGATTCGGTCAATAGTTTTGGAATCGTCACCATGAATATTATATTCATCAAAACGAATGCCAAGAAATCTGATCGCACCATTATATAAAGTTCCAACAGTATCGATCTCACAGTCATCTCCATAAGGTTCTAGGATTTGACTTTCTGCTAAAGAGCAAATGTCATTCATATCTAAAGTAGAATATTGATTTCCAACTGCTCGATTTAATATACACGCAACATTCCCATTATCATCTAACCTAGCAAGAGCGAAACCTCCGTCAATTTTGCTAAATGTAATGTTATCATTTGTAGCGGTAATTTTATTTTTATAATAAGAAGGAACTTTAGCTATCTCATAATCAAAGCAAGATTTAGCTTCAGCCATTGTAGGAGCTCTGTCCAATCTTTTATAATTATCTAACCTATGCCAAGTATCTCCCTTAACATAACCAACGTCTAACGATTTTATTCCATGACTCATTTTACTTATCTCCATTTTCATTGTTTAATTTGCAAACTTGGACTTCAAACCCCTCGTCTGAATACTTAACCATGTTTGCGAAAGTTTCTGTATGTGTAGCGAATTGTAACTTTTGAACGATCTTTCCGTTTAGCAATAAATTTATTGCGGGAACTTTTTGATTCATTTTTTTGCCTCCGATATTTAATTTAGTTTTCATTGTAAGAATAGTATTGCATCTTTTTGTGCAAGACGCAAGCATAAAATACAACTTTTTTTACTTTTTTTTATAGGTGTCTTATGCGAGGTCTATTGTAATCACTCGCACAGAAGTCAGGATTATCATTGAAAAAGTTATCTACATCTATTGGTTTACATCTAGGTGGACTACCTTTTTTCTTTCCACCTGCACAAGATAACCCTGCTTTTTGCATAGCGGTAACAGTCCAAACACTAACTTTAGCATAATCCGCAATCTCTTGTCTGCCTATTAACCACTCACTCACAACATTCTCAAACCACGTTCCGCATAAGGATTCTTTTTGTCATCATGGTTTACCAACGCCATACCTATTGCGATAATTAAAGCAACTGTTCCATCTATTCTATCTACTGATTTTTGTTTATCAGGTTTCATATTTCCTGCAGGATCTTTCCTAACTATAGTATTAGATATATTCCAAGACATAATTGGACAACCCGAATGAACCAACTCCTGTCCCACAATTAGTCTTTCTAGTTCTGCTGTTGGACTAGCCATAGATAAAAAACCCATTCCAAAAGGCGTCATCTCTACATTATCTTTTTCTAATGCAGAAACTAACTCTCCTGCGAAATGCCTGTCATAACCAAAATGCTCAATAGCAAATTGTCCATTTCTTTTTACGATTGAATCTCTAATAAAATCCCAATCAGTAGTCTTACCTTCTGTTAAAATTAAATTATAATCTTTTGCCCATAAATCATAGGGAACCTGATCTCGTTCACATCTAGCTCTTAAATCTTCCATAGGAACAAAAAAATCTACAATTATGTGTGGTTTATCTAACCCTTTTTGTTTTGGGAAAAAATAGGCACAAGAAGATAGGTCATTTACTCTTGCTAAATCCATTCCCCCATAACATTTTTTTCCTATTAAATCTTTTTCGTAAAAATTTCTTTGGCATTTTTTCCAAAAGTCCATTCCAATCCATGCCTCAGAAACGTCTGTCCAAATATTTAGCTGTTTATTTAAAAATGTGTTTAGTTTACTAGGCATTTGAGAAACTTTTTCTGCTTGAGATTTCATATAATCAAGCTCTTTGCCTATTCCTAAATTTGGATTAGCGATAAACCAATTCTTTTCATTTCTCCAATCATCTATATTTTCTTTTTCTAAAGTATAAATAACTCCAAATTTTTGATCATAGTTAATTTGATTTTCTAAAATTTTTATCAAATGCTTACGTTCTTCGTAGCAGATACCGAACTTATCATAACCTGCTGTTGTAATACTTATCATGTGATAGTTACGTCTTGCTCCAAAAGCGTCTTCCATGACGTCCCATAACTCTCTTTTTTTCCAAGCATGTAACTCATCAGCATAAACTGAAAAAGGATTTAAACCGTCAAGGGTTTTTGAATCTGATCCTAATGGTTTTATAAAAGAAGTTCTACCTGTATCTTTTACATAAATAGTGCTTCTGCCTGTCAGCACTTGATATATTTGCGTTAGAGAATCGCTTTGGCTTATATATGCACGACAATCATTGTATAACAATCTAGCTTGATCTTCTTTAGTTGCTACACAATATATTTCCGCACCTTTCCTATCTACAAAAGCTGAATCATAACAAGCACCTGCACTCGCCATAGTTGTCTTTCCGTTTTTTCTAGGAACTTCTATATAAGCAGTTTTGTATCTCCAAAAGTTGTCTTCATCTAGCCAACCATAAATATTACCGAATATAAATTTTTGCCAAGGCTCTAGCTCTAGGCTTTTACCCTGATATGCACCTTTATAATGCTTCAAATATTTACAAAATTTAAAAAACTTATTAGCACTTTCAGGGCAAAAATGGTATTGCCAAGTTTTTTCCAAATCTTTTAGGTGTCTTTCACAAGCTAGCTTTACATATCTACAAGCAGGAATCTCTTTATTTACTACCGCTTTAGCGTAATCTGTAGTTTCATCTTGCATTTAGGATAAAAAGTCATCTCTTATATCTCTTACCATCTTACCTGTTTGTTGCTGTTCACTAGGAAAAAGTTTATCTCTTAACTTATCCATTCTATTTTGTAAGGCTAATAATTGATTTTGTAGTGGGTTCGTATAAGTTGCACCTGTTTTATCACTAAATAGTATATCCCCTTCCGCCTGTATTCTTTTTCTAATATGATAAACTTGAGCTAACGTATAAGCGTATTCTGCAACTCTATCTAATTCATCTTCTCTATATGATCTTATCTTATGTAATCTATCTAACTCTTCTCTAGTAGTTTCCTCTACGGCATCTGCTAAAGCACTACTACCTTCTAGGTTTCTACTTTTTTGTAACCTATCAAGATACCAAAAAATAGCCTTCTCATTTCCTGATTCCACTAACTGTTTTAATTCAAACTTTGCCCTTAATGGCAGTTTAGATTTTAATTCAGATATTCTGTCTAAAAATGTAGGGTTTTTTTGTATATAATTGTATAGCGTTCCCCTGCTAATACCTGCGAAACTACAGGCTTCTGTGTCTGTAGCACCTATTGCAAAAGCTTGCTCTAATTTTTGAACAACCTCATCTCTAACAATACTAGGTCTTCCTACTTTTTTTTCGCTCATTTTGTATTAAGAAAACATTTTTGAGGATAAAATACTAAACTGTTTCTATACCCGTCTTCGTGTGTTTTGTGTATAGGTGTAACGCAATGTATATTACGCCAAACAGGAAAAACTAAAATACTATTATCACATTGATCGAAACAAAGATCGTAGTCAGGTATATATAGATTACCTCCATTTGTACCATATTTTTTAGATACAATTATATTACAAGTTTCAGTTATATTAGCTCTATCTATGTGAACAGGTACAGAAATATTATAATTACTTATACTAGAAGTAAAAATACTACCAAACTTCCACTTATCTGCTACAGTTTCAACTGCTTTTACATGGTTGAGATAAGCGTCAGGACAGTGTTTTTTATATATATTTTCACATTCTTTACATAGTTTTAGCATAGCTTTTATAAAAGTCTGTGCAGATTCTACTGTATGAACGCTAGATATTCGAGGTTCCATACGCCTCATATTAGGTTGTGCTTTTACTGATCCTAAAATAGTTGAGTATTTTTTTTCTTTTTTAGCTAAAGCATTTTGGTGAGCAAGTTCTTTTTCATATCTACCTTTAAATTCATCTGTTCTAAACAAAGCAGTTTTTGGAACTCGTTTCGATAAAAACTCTGCATTCGCTACATCAGCAATTTTACAAGCCTTTTCTGTCATTTTTGTTAGAAAAAATCCGCAAATACTTCCGTCTTCATCTTCAAAAAGACAGCTTTCTGTAACATTTGGTTCTATATCATCAGCTTTATCTGAAATTTTATATTCATGTTCTACTTTTTTTAATTTTAATCTTTTCACTATAGTTTTCCTTTCGGCTTGCCTCCCCAATTAGTATTAGCAAAATGAACAGCAATAGCTTTATCGGAGAAATGATCTTTGTCGGCAAATATTTTAAACCTAGTTTCTCTATCTAAACTTTTGGTTTGTTTGCCATTTACTTTCATTCTTTTGAATTGATCCAATAAATGAAAATAAGGTTTAGGATATAGGGTTACATCACTCCTATTCTGCCACACATTATTTAAAAAAGTTGGACCCGTTCTAATATCACAGTTCTCATGCCTATGCTCTCGATACCATTTAGGGAATTGATATAACGCTTCATTTATAGCGTTGTGATTTTTTGTAGCTCCTAAAATACAGTTGAGAAAATATTTTTTTGATATTTTACCTGAAAAACAAGTAACCCTAGGATCATCTGTAATAAGATCGAATGACCTAATAGGCATGAAATCACAGTCAATATAGATACCTCCATACTGTTTCACCACTAGTATTCTATATATATCAGCTAAACCTGCTAAACTACCTATATTTGTTACATCGTCAATCAATGGCTGAATAGTTTTTGGAACTTCAACATCTTTAATAGAGTCATTATCAAAAGTCATAAAATTATAACCTTTGTTTATAACTTGAAACTCTTCCCACCATTGCTCAAATAGATCAGGCATTTTTTTCTTACCTAACCATATTCTCATTATATTTTTTGGAATCATACTTTAAACCTTACTTTTTTGTGAGTAACTCGTTTTAATCTCAAATTAGGCACATTGCCACTTTTATAATAAACTTTAGCTAAATCAGGGTACGTTTGTTCGATCCAAGTTAGTTTCTGTTTATGATCTTCATAGCGTTTTTCTTTACCTCCTAACAATCCTTGTATTCCACCTTCAGCAAAATATTTAGTCTTAATGCAAATGCCATCAAACCTAACTACAGAGCCATAAAGGTTATATGATAATATAGATGATAAATAGTCCTCACCGCTTGAGAAGTCTTTTCGACCTTCACCCCAAACAGGACATTTGCCATAACTACCGAAAAATGCTCCAATAATATAACGCAATCCTATGGATATTGTATCAGACATGAAGAACCCATTATAAACAGGATTGACTGCCCACATTCTTGCATTAATTTTTTCACAAATAGAGTAGCCCTTTTCTACAATCTGATCTAATGAAGAGTCATATTCTATTAACTTATCTCCATTTTTTTTTGCTAAAGAAATAATATCATCATCTAAACAAAATATTTTAGTATCTTTATCGTAGTAGTTATTAATAAAAATTCTTTGTTTTCCAATTCCAAGCTCACCAACAACTATATTAACATTACTCAACGCTTTTTTATAGATTTTGTACTGCTCATCATTAGCAACAAAAACTGTCACATTAGACATTTTAGCGTCTAATTTTTTTAATGTTTTTAAACTACATTCTTTTATTCTGTCAGGTCTTTGATAAGAAGGAATAGCTATTTGATAATCCACTATTCATTCTCCTCTTTATATTTAGTTAGTAAATCTAAAACAACGCCACCAATGTATATTTCATTTTTTCTAAACCAACTTAATACTTTAGCCATTTCTTCATAGTCATCTAGGTTAAAATCAATTACATGACCTCTGACTGTGTTTTCTACTAACTGTGTTAGCTTTTCGTTTTCTTCTTCATCGTCATCATCTAAAATACTGTAATCAATATCCGAATTAGTTAAAAATGTTGCATCATAACCTGTCATGGTAATATCAAAATCAGATTTATCTACATCTTTTAATAGCTCTGTAAGATCATCAAAATTGACTTGAGATAATTCTGCAATGCGATTATCAGCAATCATATCAGCCCATTCTTGTGCTTCAGATTCATAGTCTTGATAATCAACAGGAACTTTTTTCATTCCTAATTTCTGTGCTGATAGCAACCTTCCATGACCTTTTATTACAAAACCACTTCTTTTTGAAATAGTTATTGGTGATCTAAACCCTTGAGCTTCTATAATTTTTGAAAGAACATTAACTTGCAGTTCAGGGTGCTTATTTGGATTCTTGGGATTAGGTATAACCTTTGCAACATCTACTAACTCATCATGTGAACAATATATTTCTATTTTTCCTACCTTCATATTTCTCCTTTAACTTATTTTTTTCTAAACATGAACCCTATCATCACAACAACCGCAAAACGTCTCTAAATGAGCATTTAAACGCTTACAGTACACCTTCTGATAATGATCTGGATTCCTTCTACATATTAATTTTATCTCCCCACCCCCCAAATCATTGCGAATAAATATATTTAG